CTCAACAGGTATATGGTATTTATTTATATTTCTTTTTTCTATCTCCTCATCTTTCAATCTATATAGATATTTCACAAACCAATTTGCTAATGTTTGAGCTTTGGTTATTAGTATATTATCAGCTCCGTTCAAAAATAACGTATAAATAGATCCTGCCATTCCAGATATATCTGTACTAGGTGATTTTAGAGTCATAGCTGAGACTAATGTTAACATTTCCTTTACAAAGCTGGCTATACATTTACCTTCTAATAATAACATTTGCAATATTTCACCAACATTTAAACCCCATGCTGTTTTTTTAGGAGAGGGAGTTTGCCCTAAACACAATTCTACTGTTAGTAATACTACCCAAAAATAATTGCAAAATTCATTCTTATCCAGGTATACATAATGATTTTTTATTCTCTTTCTAAAAGTATCTCTGCTATGCATTATCTCCCAAGGATGTTCATCATCATTATGTATCTTTAAAACAACCTCCTTTATGTTGACGTCTTTTATATCTACCTCATTTATAGCTGTATTAACTGAGTACATTACATCATCAGATTGTGTTTTAGAAAATAAATTTATTCCGTTAAAATCACCATTGAATATAGTTTTCATTATCTGACCTATTGAATCAGAAGCTAGACTGCTCATTCTATTAAAAACTCCTAACACAAATCCTACAGACTTTTTTATATACATATTCATTTCAACACCCTTTTCTATGTCATCAATACCTTTCAAATCATGTAAATGATTTAAAACAGTTTTTATATCTCTTACTATATTTGGGTATTGTATACCCATTACTTCTCTTTGTCTTTCTGTTAAAGTTAAATATTGTCTTATTCTATATACCATTTTGCTAGGAAGTATTGTTGCCCTCTCTATTAAAGTACTTAATATATCTAATATAAAAATACACTCTTCTTTTGTATAATACTTTAACTTATAAAGACCAAAAGTTACAAAATAAAAAGTTTCTATTAGGTACTTATCTCCGAATCTTTTTTGATCTACAGTGACGTAATTTAAAACATTATTATTACCTCTTGTTTTAGAAGACATAGCTTCTAACAATCTAAATTTTTGCCCTGCTTTTTTGCTTAAAATATCTATATCACTCTGAATCAAAATGTAATCAAACGATTTATCCACCATTTTATACATATTTAAAAAAGGTGATGCTAGACATTTATAAATTAATCTTTTTGAGTCCCCTCTTTGTAATTTAACAAAGACATCTAATATTAAAACTTTCTCTGTTGGTGTTTTAAGATCGCTTTTTAAAAAGTCAAACAATATTTCATCTGATAATCTAATATCGTTCACTTCTAAATCCGGATCTACATATATATTATTTATGCAACAATTTCTTTTAGCATCCTGTAATATTTCTTCCACTTCTTCTTTATATAAATAAAAATAAGCCAATCCTTC